GCCCGTGGCGGCGAGGCCGCCCGCGGTGCTGATGACTGCGATGGAGAGCGGATCACACATGCTTCACCTCAACTGACCGTGCGGCCCGAGCCCGAGCCACCGCCCGAGGGAGAGCCCCAGTTCTTGTAATCATTGTATCCGCCAGCAAAGCCCGACGCGCCCACGACGGCATTCCTGAAAAGCTCACCCATGGGGGAGAACTCAGGCGTGCTGTTCTGGAGGGTGCGGACAGAGTTGGTCGCGGTGTTCGCAGCCACGGACGGGTCTTCGGTCGCGTAAAGCTGTGTCAGAGCGCCGTTCTTCTGGGCTGACACGGAGTTCTTCAACTGCGCCGTGGCATTGTCGGCCTTGGAGCGCACCATCGCCTCGTTCATGGTGTTCTGGTACACGAGGTCTGCCACGTTCTCGCTCGCCATGGATGACTGGAGGGTGCCAGCACGGGCGTGGTCGAAGTTCAGCGTGGACTTGGCCTTGGTGAACTGCTTGTCCAGTTCGGGCACGTAATAGTCGAGCGAGGCGGTGCGGTACTTGTTGTAGAAGTCGTCACCAAAGCCGCCCGTTCTCGCGCCCGTGTCGTACTTTCCCATGTACTTGAGTACATCGCCGCTCTTGTAGGCTTTTCCGTCCGGGCCGACGATCTGGTAGCCGCCCTTGCCGCGCACAACCTTGTAGCCCTCGGGCAGCGTGACATCATCGAAAGACTTTAGCCCATTGCCCCCAGTCTGCGCCTGCGGCACCGAGGGTTTCTTCGGCGGTGTGATCGGCGGTCTGTTTGCGTATCCGTTTCGGTCGTTTGGCGGCTGGGTCATCGGACCCTGCGGAGCGGGGCGCGTGGTCTGCGTCGGGGTCTGCGAGCGTCGGGCGTCTGCCGCTGCGTCGTTGAACGCCGTCCAGTCATAGGTCGTCTCGCGGTCGCCCATGACCGCTTCGCCGTCGAACAGCTTGTTGATGACGCTGTTGCCCTCTTTCAGGCGAACCTGACGTTCGGCTTCCTTCTTGGCAGCGTCAGCAGCTTGCTGCTTCTGCCATTGCAGGGCCTTCTTCGCGTCATCGTTATTGCCGCCGCCGCACATTCTCGGGCCTCCAAACGTAAAGACTGAAATCTTCACGCTGGGAGCCGAAACCAGCTAATACGGCTTCAATTTTCATGCCGAGGGACGGGAGCCATTTGGCAGTGTCAGCACGGTCTGTAAGCGCCGCACACTCTGCCCGATGATACCCTTCGGCAATCAGTGTCGGGACTATAACCCGACGCACGGTCTTTGTCATCGAAAGAACGACCTCATTCCATCGATCTGTGCCAAAGGCGAAAACGGCACCGACCCCCTGCCTCATCCGGTGGAAGCCGAAAACCGACACGGGCTCCCCGTTCCTCGCAAAGGCCGTAAAAGCCAAGCCGGGCTTGTCCACGAGGTACATCATGTCGAACAGGAGCCGTTCTTCGTCGTCGTCTTCCCGGGTGGCGTATATCTCTCTGCGGTCGATTTCCCGCATACGTTGAATAATATAACGGGTCGGCCCCTCACCCATCCCGTCCGCGATCTTCGTCACGAGGTATTCGTCTCCTCATAGTGGATCATGAGATTGCTGAGGGTGCAGGCCCCGGGCACATTCGACCGAAGCCGCAGCGACACGTGGGTGGAATGGCCCATCATGGCGAACCGTCCGGTCAGGAAGGTCGGCCCCGTGCTGGTGCCCAGAAGGTCTTCGGCGGCCTCGCTGTGCGGATTGAGCCCGGCGTAGATCGACCACGTGCCCGTGGCCGACAGGTCCACGCCATTGAACTGCTTGAAGGTGGCGGGCTTCTGGAAGCTCAGATACGGCAGGTAAGCCTCGACCGGACAGTCATCGTAGATCGGGGCGTTCGTCCCGTTCCCATAACGATAGATCACCCCGTCGGCGGCCCGGAGGTACATGAACGGCCCGGCAGCGACGGCGTCAGTGATCTCGAAGCCCGGCTCGTAGACGCACCACGCGGATATTTCCGGGCTGGGATAGTTCGAAAGTACAAGAACGCCCGTCTTGGTGATGACCCAGTACCGACCTGTCAGGGGCTCCAGCAGGGAGATGGTGCGGCGCAGGTCAGACGCGCCTGCGGCCATGAGGCTGCGCACGTAGGGGTCGATGGGCGAACCGATGTCTGACACGGACGCCGTGATCGACTGCACGCGGGCCTTGAGCGACCTGATCCCGTCCGGTGCCAGATAGAGCACGTCGCCTGAACCGTACTGGCGCACGCTCTTGGGAGCGTACGTGCCAGCCTGACGGAGGGTCTGGACGTGCTGGTTCTTGTTCGGGTCAGGATCAACGAACCAAATCTGGCACGCCTGCTCGGAGAAAATCGCCAGCTTGTCGTAGTAGACCTCCAGACCCACGAGGGTCTGCATTTCGCTGTCTTCTGTCGCAAGGTTGATGAAGCCCGCGCCGTTGGTGGCCGTCGTCCAGTCGTTCGGATTGCCGACCGACGAAAAGTACAGGTTCGATCCTTCGACCGAGTAAATCTTGGACTTGTAGGTGCGGCACGAAACGCCTTTGGCGTCAGGCACCAGAGCACCGTTGTAGAAGCGGTAAACCAAACCATCGCTGCCGCGCACGATCACGAAGAACTTGCCGTTGTAGGTGTCCCAGTCGAGCAGCGCGGCGATGGTCACGCCCGCTGGCATCGCAACGGAATGGACGCCCAGCGTCGTGGCGTTGGGCGGGACGTTCGTTCCGTTCGCCACCAGAGTGTAGACATCCCAGCCGATGGCCATAAGGCCAGCGGACGCCCCCGGCGCGGTGAAGGTATTCACGAAGGACTGCCGCTTTTCGATCTCACCGCCCGGCGTCACGTGCGCGTTCTTGAGCATGCGCAACGTGCCCGCCGGGGCCGTGAGAGAAGACTTCCTCACGTCCATGCCTGCGGCGAAATTGTCTACGGAGTAGTATGGCAAGGTTTACTCCGTGGGGGTGCGGAAGCGACGGTCGCTTCCCGGGGCCATCGCGGCGGCGATCTGGGCACCGCTCATGACCGGGATTTGACGCTTGTCGGCTCCCATGTTGGCGAGCAGCCTGCGCAGGTATTGCTGCGCCTTCTGGAGCTTGAGCGAGGCGTTTTCGGCCTTCTGCGATGCGAGGATTTCGGCGGCCGCAAAGAGCGTGATGAGGGTGCTGTCGAGGACGCAGATGTCGGTGTCAGCGACGAGCGGATTGCACGGGGCCTGACCTACAAAGCGCAATGCGCCATCTTGGCCGGGCATCGGAAGCACCCTGAACTGCCCTGCTGGCACCACCTTGCCGTTGGTGATCTTGACGGAGTTCGCCCAGCGAGCCGGGGGCCACGCTCGGGTCTGGTATTCGTTCGTGTGCCCCATATCGATGCCGTAAAGCACCGGATCGAACTTGGTGCCGTTGCGGGCGAACACCTTGTTGATGGCGTCGAAGGGCATCGCCGCGGGGTAGTCGTAGACTTCCTGCCCGGCGAACAGCGGGTGATCCACCGAATACATGAGGTGGGGCCAGTCGTAGCTTTCCCAGAGTTCTTGCTGCTGGCGGGCGAGCGCAAGGTCGTACTGACCCTGCGCGTTCACACCCTGCGCCGCGTTGAGCGTCTGGCCAACCTCAGCACGAAGCTGGCGACGGAGTTCGGAAAGCTGGACGCCTACAGGCATGTTCAGTCCTCGGCTTCGGCCGTTTCGAGCGGCGGAATGGTCGTGGTGGTGCCACGACGCGTGATCTTCGCGCTCTTGGCGGTGTCATCGCTCGGCAGCACGGTGCCGGGCATTTCCAATTCCATGACGGGGCTCTTGCCCGGGTAGAGGCTGTCAACGATGGCCGGATTGTAGATGCCGCCGAGGCGCTGCTTTTCCTGCGCGCCCGTGGTCTTCACAGCCCGCACCGCTGAGATGTTGAAGATGGCTTCCTCGCCGTGGAGGAACTGGAGCACGCCAATTTCAGGCCACGATACGGGGTTCGCAGGTCCACGAACCATGATGTTTCCCACATCACCAGCGATCATCACAGAACAAGTGCAGATGTGCATTTAGCTCTCCAAGTTAAAAGAGACGGCGGGCGTTGTTGCCCGCCGTCTCTCGCGTTAGCCTACGTAATGTCGATCACGAGATGGCAGTTGGCCTGCGTCATCACCATCTGACCCGTCGAGGTCACGGAGCGATACAGGACGAACTGGTTCGCCGGGCGGGCCGGGGTGTGGTCCTTGCGCCATTCTCCCTCCATAGCCATGAGGAACAGGCGCTTGCTGTCGAACCAGTAAGCGCGCTTCGACATGCCCATGTCGTCAAGGGTCGGATCGTACTGGATCGACTGGCCAGCGAAGGACAGCGTACCCACGGCACCATCGATGGACTTGTTGAAGCCCGTGTCAGAGTAGCCGCCGTTCGCACGGATTTCCTTCTCCATGGCGTCGAGGAAGGCCGAGCCGCAGAGCATGGTGTCAGGCTGACCGCCGAAGCGGATAAGCTGACGACGCTCGTACTGGAGGGCCTGCAACAGCGTGCCGCCGTTGAGAGGCGAGGACGTGACTGCATCGCCGCCGTGAGCCGAGAGCGACGGGGTCGCCGTCACCTTGGCACCGAACTCGGCGGTGCGGGCGCGGTTACGCCACCAATCAACCGTCGCACGATCCAGACCGCCCGCAGTACCGACCGACGGGTCGGCGGCAACGAGAAGCTGGATGCCCGCGAGGGCCTTCGGGTCGGCGGTGCCGTCACCGTAGAACAGGCCGTTCATGGAACGAGCGTACTGCTCGCCCAGTTCGCCCAGCTTGTCTTCCAGCAGGTTGACCAGAACGGTCAGTTCGCGCTGGGAGTGGTTGCTGGTGCTCTCACCGTTCGTATCGACAACGGAAATGCCGTCGATCTTGAGTTCGGTGTGGGTCAGGGTCAGACCGATGTGATGCTCACGCCAAGCGTAAGCAGCACGCTTGATGTTGGCCGGGGTGAAGAAGTTTACGGTGTCGTTGTGGGTGTAACCCTTGAGGACATCGTTGCCCGAACCGTCGCCATACTGGCCCTTAACGGCGAGCGAAATGTTGCCCTTGCCGCCCGGGAACGTCTTCTTCTTCCGCTCCATCTTGTCAAGCAGCGGACGCGCCTGAATGGTCTGGTCGAAAAGATCACCCTTGTTGAAGTAGTAATCCATCGACGCATTGGCGACGTTTTCGATTTCTTTGGTGCTAAAGGCCATAGCCTACATCCTCATCATGCAGTACGGCGCGTGCGCGAGAGCCCAAGCATTGCTGCTTCCATCATGTTTTTGGGTTCTGCGGTTGCGCCAGTTGAGCGATGGATGCTTGAGGGAACCGGGGCTGTGGCCCGTGGCTTAGGAGCCATACGCGAGGTCATTTCATTGGCCCTGCGATATGCTTCCTGAGCGATTTCGACTGCGTGCTGGGGGCTTTGAGGGGCACCCACCTCGCGGACGACGGCCCACAGGAGGTTCTTCACCGCATCCTGTTTCATGCCGTAGTCGGGGTCTTGCTGACGGGTCCGGTTTTCCCAGTCGCTTACCGCCGACGCCACTTCATCCTGTACGCGAGCCACGTATGCCTGCTGGTTGGCAGTTTCCGTGGCCGTTTGGATGCGGTGCGCGTTGGCTTCCGCCATTTGGCGGGCGTATCGCTCCTGAGAAAAGTTGCGGGCTGCATCGGTCGTCATGTGACCCTGCTGAACTCGCACCGCGAGGTCTTGGGGCAAACGAAGACCGAGGGCTTCCTCGGCAACCTGAACGTAGGGCCTCACCCCCGCATAGAACGTCTGCCAGTCGCCCCGGCGCAGTGCAGCGCCAAGATCGAGCAGGACAGAGAAGTCCTCTTTCTGGATGTCATTGCGCTGGAGAAATTCACGCACCCCATTGCCCATTTCGGCCGCGCCCCGAAGGGCTTGGTTTTCGGCATGGAGGTCGTTGCGCTGCTCCAGCAGCTTTGAAATCCGCTTGCGGGTGCGCGACGTGTACCTGCCCATTTCCTCCGCTGTGGGATCGTCGGGTAGGTCTTCCTGCGCATCCTGTCCGTCGGCCGTTTCCGGCTGCGACTTATCCGAAGCGGGCGCGGCTTCGGTTCCGGGGAGCTTCACGGCGTCGTCAACGGGTGGCTTGACCACCTTCATGACGGCTTCCAGCAAGCTCTCCTTGCTTTCACCCTCGGGTGCGCTCGACGGTTGCGCGGATACGTCGGTAGGGGAAGTTGCCGGGCTTTCCGGCGTCGTGTTCTCAACCGCAGAAGCCGTAGCTTCCGAGGTTACGGTTTCGTTGACAGATGGCGAACTGTCGATGTCCATGACGCCTCCAACTAGCGAGCCGTAGGCTCGTGTTGGTTTGTGTCTGTCACAAAAGCTGACACGTCGCAACGTGTCAGCATGTGGTGTCAGGAGACGGCCGTGTCAGATCCGTGTCAGATCAGTTGAAGGGCATCCCACCCGGAGGGGGTGCCCCGGTCATCATGCCCACTTGGTCAGGGGCGGGCGACCCGCCCGGCATAGGTGCCGTAGGGGCATTTTGTGCCCCGGCCGCACCCCCGGCCATGCCCGGGGCCATTCCCGTCCCGGGGGTCATCTGGCCCTTCATGGAGTTCATCATGGTGATGCTGGGCGTGGACTGCTTGAAGGCCATCTGCACGTCCAGCTTGTCGTTCATGCGGCGCAGGAGTTCCTTCGCCAACCACTCCGGGTCGATGTTCGGGATTTGGAACAGGAGGGGCATGATGCGCTCGGCATTGGCGATTTCCTGTGCCTGATTGGGCTTTCCGGTCGATCCGGCTTCGATCTGGAGGGACAATTCCTCCGCGATCTCCTGCTTGGACATTTCCGGCCAGATAGCCCCCGGCCCGACGATCCGCTTGACGGTTTCGGCGCTCACCTCCTTGAGGAGGATTTGGCCGCCCGCCCGGGCAAGCTGTGTCAGGAGGTCGTCAAGGTCATCGATGTTGGACCCCATGGAGGTTTGGCGCGAGGCTTCCGCGATCTGGCTCTCGGTGGCGGTTCCATTGGAGGAGCCGCCAAGGTTCGCTTCCTGCACGCCCGTTGTGCGCTGCACATCCGTGTAGACCTCGTTGACCTCATACAGGTTCGGATCGATCCCCGGCCCCGAGAAAGGCATGAGGACGGACTTGATGTCCTGTTGGGGCTGGAGCCCATTTAGTTCGATGACGGCGTTGGCCGGGTGGTTCTCCAGCTTGCTGATGTCGCCGTCTTCCAGCATGCCCGCTGCCACGGCCGTGAAGGGCCGGGCCGCGATGCGGTGCTCGCGGAGCCCCTGACGCGACCGATTGTACTCAAGTTGCATGTCGCGCATGAGCCGCACGTCGGACGGCGGGAAGATTTCGTCTTCGTGCTCGCACTCGTTGAAGGCCAGTGCGAACCACGGATAGAAGCGCTCAATGTAGACCTCCGGGCTGGCCGGATCGCGCAGGAAGTCCGGGTAGCCGTCGCAAATGTGGTACACCATGCCGTCCTTGCGGGAATAGATTTCCCACACGAGGCAGTCTCCCTTTTTGCTGTCGCGGCGGTTGCGCGGGTCATTCCCGGCCATGACGGCCTGAATGGTCGCGTTGCCATTTCCGCTCTTGGGCTTGGTGTAGGCCGTGAAGCTCTTACCCACGTCCACGCCATAGATTTCCTGCACCTGATCGGTCGTCAGGATGTACTCTTGGGCCACCCAGTCGCCACCCAAGAACTCCCGCAGGTGGATGCACTTGGTGTCAGGAATGATGCTCGTCGCGCTGGGATAATCGAACACCAAGCCTTCACGTGAAACAAAGTCCACCTGATTGGCCAAGTCCTGCACCAGCAGCTTCAACTGTTCGGCCTCGGCGCTGCTCTCATCGAACTCGCCATCGGCCATGTCGGCCGAAAGCCGCTCAAGTGTGGCCAGCTTTTCGCTGGCGTCCGAGATGCGCGCTTCGATTTCCGGGCGCTTTTCCATGACGCGCTGGAAGCCCAGCTTCACGTAGCCGACGCCCGTCGTGATGACGCGGCGCACAACCATCTTCATCATCTGCTTGAACGGGTGGACCTGTTCCTCGACGTTATAGCCGTAGAGGATTTCCAGCGTCTTGCCGATGGCGTCCATTTGGGCGTTGTGGGCGCGGACCTGTGCCTCATCCTGCATGATGGCCATGGCTTCCTGAGATACGCCAGCCATCATCATGGGGTCTTGGGGCATGCCCATGCCGGGCATTCCCCCGCCCATGCTCGGATCGGGCGGCATTCCGGGCTGCGGGGGCATCCCCGGAGGGGCCATGCCAGCCATGCCGGGCATCCCCATCGGCGGTGCCATCATCATCTGCATGGCCTGCTGGGCCACCTGCAACTGGTTCTGGGTGCCGTCCCAGACAGTGTTCATGATCCGCTCACGGCGGGTGGCCACGGCCTTGGGGTTCTTGGCGTAGAGGAACGAGGTCTTCTGCGCCACCATGCGGAGCGTGATGTTGGCCGTGTAGCGCGTCTCGTTGCGGTCGGAGGACCACTGCTGGCCAAGGGCAAAGTCCATGTCCTCGCGCATGCGCTTGAAGGACGGCTCCCAGTAGGTCTTGGCCGACTTGATGTCGTCCGTCCACTGAGTAACGAGGGCCTTGCGGGCTTCGGCCACGTCGGGCGTTTCACGCTGGACGGTCTTGCCGTCCGCAGCGGGGGCTCCGGTGGTGAGCGACATGGCAGGAGCCTCCATGTCGGGGGTTTCCATACCAGTCATCGGATCGATAGCCATTACCAGCCGCCTTTCTCGCGCGCGAACCGGGCACCCTGCTCGCTGCGCTTTGTGTTTTCCTTGAGCCAGCCGAGCGTGCCAAAGGCGGGCGCTGCGGCCACGGGTTTCACGATACGGCGCGGGGTCTGTTTGCTCAGACCGAGGCCCACGTAGGCAAGGGTGTCCACGAGGTCGTCATGGACACCTGCCGGAAATTTGAGGATTTGGTCGCGGGCTTCGCCGTACCAACGCGAGAAGGCCGGAAAGCGCACCTTGCCCATGGCCATGCGAGCCTGAATGGACTGCGCGCGTTGCTGCTTGTCGCCAATGGGGGTGATTTCGTCCACGACGCAATAGATGCCTTCTTCGATCATCCGCTTACGGAGGAACGGGCCGATTGACTTGGAAATGTGGCCGCGTTCCGCCCACCAGAACATGGGTCGGTACTTGCGGAGCATTTCGATCCACATATTGACCACCTGATCGGTGTTCGCGCGACCCCAGTAAATGTCAGGCATCACCCAGATATTATCATGTTCGTCCACGCCGACTATCATCAAACAGGTCTTGTCGCGGTCTTGGGCTGTGGATACCGCATGATCGCTGGCACCGTAGAAGCGCATCGTCTCCTTGGGCGGCATGTCGTTCATGCGCTGGTAGGTCTGGATGTGCTCGGCGCGGAAGAACGTGCCGTCCTCGGGCGAGGGTCGGCCCTGATACAGCGCTTGGAAGCCGCGCACGTCGGTGCGGCGGATGGCTTCAAGGTAGCTGACACCAAAGCGCTCGGGCCAGAGGGGTTCACCCTTCTTGCGCCCGAGCACATCCCCATCCCCTGCAAGGGCGGGAAGATCGATGATATGCCAATGCTTGGCTTCTTCTTCGGAATAGTACGGGTTCATGGGGTCCGTCAGGCGGCCCACGAGGTCATCGTCGTGCCAGCGGGTCATGATGATGACAATGGCACCTTCTTCCGTCATGAGGCGGGTCGAGAGCACCTGCGTGTACCATGACCATAGCTGCTCACGGATCGTGGGGCTGTCGGCTTCCTTGCGGTCCTTGAGCGGATCGTCAACGAGGATGACCTTCGCACCGCGACCCGTGAGCGAGCCGCCGCGGCCCACGAAGAACAGGGTCGCGCCCTTTTCGAGTTCCACGCGGTCCACGGATGCGGCACCCTGCTTGAGGGTCGCGTCAGGGAATACCTGCTGGTAGAGCGGGCTCTGGAGGATGTCGCGGACGTTACGACCAAAGTCCCATGCGAGGGTTTCGTTGTAGGTCGTCAGGATCATGTTGTCGGCCGGGTTCCGGCCGACGAACCACGCCGGGAACAGGCGCGAGGCCAGTTCCGACTTACCGTGGCGCGGCGGGCACGAGATAATGAGCCGCTTGATCTTGCCCTGCTCGACCTGCTCCATAGCCGCCGCGATCACCTTGTGGTGCTTGACGGGCAGGTACAGGCTCTTGTCCACGTCATCGGGATGATCGGCCGTCGGCCGCACGAACCGTGCGAACCGGATCATGTCGTCCCGGCTTTCGAGGATGGCCTTGCGGCGCTGGAGAAGGCTCAGTCTGCGGTTCAAAGCTGCGGCTCCTGATCGTCGCGTTCGAACAGCCCAGCGAACCAGCCGGGCGGCGCTTTGGCCGCGAGCGTGTCAGCCGTGTCAGCCTTGCGGGGGTCGAACTTGGCGTTGGGCGAACGAATAGCAGGCGCATACGGCACCGCAATCGTCTTGCCGCCGTAGTTACCCGTTTCGTCGGCAACGCGCGAACCCGTCCAGCCCATGCCCATGTGGCTCGTCTGGTAGTAGCTCGGCGCGCCAGCAGAACCGTGGCCGCTCTTGACGCCACCATTTTCGTAGGTGCCGTAATGGGGCACGCCGGGCTGGGTATTGCCGCTGCCAATGGGCATGAACTCGTCGGCACCGATGAGGGCACCGCCCCGCTCCGGGTCGTAGTACATGCGCGCGAGGCTCTTTGCGAGGCTCGTGTCGCCGTAGCCTTCGATCTGCTTTTTGATCCAGTCACGGTCGCCCGGCTGCGCAGCCGCAAGGCGCTGCTCTACGAACTGCTCGCGGTAGGGTCCGCTACGAATGCCCTCAATGAGGTCTTGGATCGACTGGCCGTCAGCAAGGGCGTTGGGAGCCGTGCTGTTGAAGTTCAGCTTGTCGGGCATGAAGGACATCATTTCGTCCGTCATGCCGTGCTCGCCCACGAAGGGTGCGCGGCCGAGGAACGGGTATATGGTCGCGCCAATCTCGCCGCCACCCGAGCCTACGGCAGCACCAGACTTCACGATGGAGGACGGAAGGTCGCCAAAGTAGACGGCACCCCGGCCCTTGATGTTCGGGTCAGGAACGAGGAACGGGACGGACCCGTCCTTGAGGGGCTTGTCGCCCGCCCGGTATCCTGACACGTGGAACATGGGCGTGTCATAGCCAAGGGCACCCGCCTTTTCGGCAACGCCCATCGCGTTCTTCGACGGGGCCATGGACATTTTGGTAAGGGCGTTGTCAGCCTTTCCGAGCTTGTCCCAGTCGGGCACGGGGTAGCCCATGGGTGCGCGCTTGCGCATGGCTTCGATGAAGCTGGCCGAGTGCTCACCGATGCTGGGGTCCATGGCCATGGCTTCGCTGGCGCGGGCACGGATGATAGGCCCCGCTCCCAGCACTGCCCCGCCCGCATTTGCGGGCGCGGCAAGACCTCCCACGGCGGGCATGAGGTCCAAGAGTTCGGCCAGCGCCGGGCGATCTTGGAACTGGATCAACTGGCCATCCGGCGTGTACCAGCGGCCAGCGTCGTCCTGCGTCTCGCCCGGCTGGGGCGTGTACTCATAACCGTCCATGATGCCCGGTCTGACACGCTGGTTGCCTTGCATGAGGGACTGCGGGTTCAACTCGTACTGGCCAAAGGTCTTGGCAAAGTCGAAGGCACTCGCAAGGATGTCGGGAAGGCCCGAGTTCTGGGTAGACGAAGGGCGCGGTGCTCCAGCCATTTACTTCTCCATCCGCCCGCGCCCTGCGAAGGCCAGAGCGGCTGCAAGAGCCGCCGACATGAGTTCAGCCATCTTGCCGTCAGCCTTGCACTGGCCGCTGCCTGTGATTATTTCGCCCGCGTAGAACACACAGGCGCCCGTGATTGAAAGCCCCACAACAAGTTGGGAGACGATCACGACTGCGATCAGGAAAAACGCAGCCTTCTCCATGTTGAAGGGCTCGTTGCTCA